GAAAGTGTGGAAATAGTTCCGGAAGTGGAACAACAACATCAGATAACTGTATTATGCATCAGATGATTACAAACTATTTGAGAGAAAAATTAAATCATTACCACGGAGTGAGACAAGACGATGTGCATAGTGACGTGTACGGAGATGACCTTTTGTCGTCTATGAGAGTCGACGAAGAACAAGAGCAACAAATGTTAAGGATTTTAAAGGACATCTTACGTAATATGTACAAGGAGTTTAATCTCACAGTAAAAGAATCAGCTTGTCATGTTCAAAAAGGACCAATCGGCATGCATTTTTTGGGAGCAACGTGCCGATCTATAGGAGACCGATTTGTTCCCTCTTATGATTCTGAGAGAATTTTCAGCGCCTTTGTTACAGAGATAGATAAACATGGGCCCGATGACGAAGTCAGCAAAGCATATGCATTGATGCATTTAGCATGGTATGACGAAGAACTATTTGAAAATATTCGAAGTTTCATAACAACTGTATTGGCAGATAAAGAGATCCATGGGCCATTTATTGACGGATTGCGGACTACTGGAGTCCCTCGACGTCAGAAGGTGGTTTACGGGTTTTGGTTGGGTGTAGAAGGAGCTTATAGTTTTTCGAGCCCTTCCTTGCAAACGGAGGAGGAGGTTTTAAAAAGGAATTAGGAGGCGAAAGCCGAATTATCTTTTTTAAATTGCAATCAAAATGGAATGTTATCGAAACAGCAATTTGAGAAGAAACACGCAGCCAGGTTTGCCAAGCTGTCATCAACAGAAAAATCAAAACGATACGAGGACTATAAACGAGCGTCTAAAGGAGGGTCAAAGCCAAAGAGGCAACCCCGGAATCGAAATAGAGGACCTCGGGGAATTGTGTCAACAATTAACCCCCCAGGCCAGATTAGACAACTCGAAAAAAGCCAAATACGAACAGACGAATATGGGATGGGACGGAAGAATTACCCAAAGAAACAACCAAACAGAAGAGCCACAATTGAATCTTCCTCAGGAGGAAGTGTCAAGCTCTCGATGTGTGGAAAATTATACATATCAGGGTTGTTATTACCATTCCAATTTTTCGACGGAACAAATGCAAGATACAATAGAGGGTTG